AACTGAAATTGGTTCTACGCCTGCCGCAACAGCGCCAGCTAACGGCACTGCTGCTGGCGGCGCATACGGTTTTTTCGTCGCAGCCTCCTCTTCTTTTGGAAATGGTCTTTTTACGGGTAGTGCCAATGGCTTCCATTTGGGTGCTATTATTTATGTCCAAAGCGGTTCGGTCATGCTTTCCGGAAATGTTGCTGGTCAATACACAGCAGGCGCTCTTAATTCTGCTCAAGCCTCTTCAACATTGATTGATAGTGATTCTAGCGGAAACTTTAACTTAGTTATTGGTGGAACTACTAATGGCAATAAGAAGTTTAAGGTTAATTTCCAAGATGGCTCTGCTAACTTTATCCGTAAGCGCTTAAGTGTGAGTCCTTTATTGGCTTCCACACAGGGAACATTCTACGATTCAACATCTTACGAGGATTATTGGCTTGGAGAAAGCTTTGAGCAGTATCTCCGTGATAAGAGCTTAGATAGTGGAAATCTCATCGGAGTTATTGTTGGACTTTGCTCTGGTAGTGCTAATGATAACGGACCTCATCAAATGAAGGCAGTTTCCCAAGAGGGTGTTGCTGGGTGGTTTATTGGACAGGATCTTGGAGTTAGTAACGAATTTTATGCTCCATCCGCTCAGAAACTTTTCCGTCTTATTGGACGTGGACATGGTAAGTGGCTGCATGATAACGTTAAGGTTTCTATTGAAAATATTAGACAATCAAATACAACAACTGATGAGTATGGAACATTCTCTGTTGTTTTAAGACACATTAATGATACAGACAACGCAATCCAAGTCTTAGAAAGATTTGATAATTGTAACCTTAACCCTGCATCACCTAATTTTGTTGCAAGGTTAATTGGTGATATGTATGAGAAATGGGATGACACCGAGCGTAGACTTAAGAGATACAACTCTTATCCTAACAAATCAAAATATGTTCGCGTGGATATGAGTGTTGAAGCCGAGGAAGGAAGTTTAAATCCAACTTATCTCCCATTTGGCTACTTTGGTCCTCCTACATACAGAAGAACTGGCGATATTGAATTGTCCGGAAGTAATTCCAGCAATTTGGATAATCTTTATGTTAAAGCTGGTACAGGATTACCAGGATACGCTCAAAAGGGCGAGGGTGGTGTTGAGGGTGCCACTGGTTTGCTAATTTCTTCCTCCTTCTCCAGTAGTGCTGGATATTACGGAAGTGCTTCTTTCTTCTTCCCAGTTGATGAGTTAAGAAATAAAGCCACTGATGGTGGACTTAGCGATCAAACAAAAGCATACTTTGGATTCCGCACTACTAGAGCCGACACATCAACAGCTATTGATAATAGTGTGACTGATATTCACAGACTCTTGGCTGCTGAGTTAGGTCAATCAGACAACGTGCCTGTTGATATGTCTGTTGATGGCGGAACTTATAACAATCCAAATTCTGGATATGAAGGCTTCTCTTATGTCTTTACCTTAGACAACGTTAGTGCAAGTCAAGACAGTATTTACACTTACGCCTCTGGCTCCCGTAAAACTGGCTTGAGCACCACTGCTAGGAGCACCAACACATACGAGACATTATTGAATGCAAACATCAATAAGTTTACTGCTCCTTTCTGGGGTGGACATGATGGTGTTGATATTACAAAGCCTGATCCGTTCTATAACGCTGGTATGAGTTCTGGAACTGAGACAAACTCATATGCATTCTACACGGTTAAGAGAGCTATTGACACCGTTGGTGATCCTGAGTTTATTGATATGAACGTTTTATCTGTTCCTGGTTTAACCAACGATACACTCACTGGTCACATGATTGATGTCTGTGAGGAGAGAGCAGATTCATTAGCTATCATTGATTTGAGTAATGTTTATATCCCTCCACACGAGGAATATTACTCTGATAGAAGTAGCAGAGTTCCTGCTAACCCAACTCAACGCGCCACTGATCTTAAAGATCGTAGAATTGACTCTAGTTATGGCTGCACATTCTATCCATGGGTTCAGACTCGCGATGATGCAACTGGCCAGCTTGTTTGGATTCCGCCATCAGTTGCTATGTTGGGTGTTTTTGCTAGCTCCGAAAGAGCTTCTGCAGTGTGGTTTGCTCCTGCTGGATTTAATCGAGGCGGACTCTCTGATGGCGCTGCCGGAATTTCAATCACAAATGTTTCCGAGAGATTAATCTCCAGAGACAGAGACACGCTTTACGAGGCTCGCATCAACCCAATTGCTTCTTTCCCATCTACAGGGATTGTTGTGTTTGGGCAAAAGACGCTTCAGGAGCGTGCTTCAGCGCTTGATAGAATCAACGTTCGTCGTCTTGTTATCTTCCTTAAAAAGCAGATTTCAATTGCCTCCGCTCAGATTCTTTTTGAGCAAAACGTTGAGGCAACTTGGACTAAGTTCAAGAACTTAATTAATCCAATTTTAACTAACGTTCAGTCACAGTTTGGTATTACTGATTATCGTTTAATTCTTGATAGCTCCACGACGACTGAGGATCTCATCGATCAAAACGTTCTTTACGCTAAGATTATGATTAAGCCTGCCCGCGCCATTGAGTTTATTGCGATTGACTTCGCTATCCTCAATACTGGAGCATCTTTCGACGACTAATAAAAGAAAGTGGGGGTGAAATTCCCCCACCAACACTATTTAATTATAGATTATTTATAGGAGACAACACCAATGGCATTTTGGGGTTCAAATTATAGCGGTACAACATTTAAAGATCCAAAGAGAAAGTTTAGATTTATTATCCAGATTGACAAATTTGATACTGCTATCTCTGAAGACGGCGACGCCAGCGTTACATCTGGTGAGCTTTGGTATGCAAAGACCGTCAGTAGACCATCGTTTACAATCGCTCAGACAGAGCATAAATATTTAAGTCACACTTTTTACTATCCAGGTTCTGTTACTTGGGATCCTATCACCATTACCATGGCAGATCCACAAGATCCTAACATTGCTTTAAGTCTTTCTAGGCTTATTAATGATGAGGCAAAATACAAAGTTCCTGTTAACGCTAGCATTAAAAATACAATCTCTAAAGCAAACGCTGTTACTGCTTTAGGTGGTGTTACAATCAAGCAACTTAACGCTGCTGGCGAAGCTATTGAAACATGGACGCTTTACAATCCATTTATTACTAATATTAAATATGGTGATTTGGCTTATGGTGATGATGAGTTAGTTGAGATGTCTGTTGATTTAAGATATGATTGGGCTACCATTGCCAGCGCTGATGAGTCCTTAGCTTATTTTGACGGAAAAGAATAAATTAATATAGAGGTGTATATTGTCAAGAAACAGAGACAGGCTGGGAGCGCAACAGCCTGATACTAGCGCTCCGCCACAAGTAACCCAAAGTGAAAGCAATGGAGGGTTCTCCTTTGTTGTACCAACAGAATTTGTAGAACTACCATCAAGAGGTAAGTTTTACCCTCAAGGTCATCCATTAAGAGATCAAGAAACAATAGAAATTAAGCACATGACTGCGAAAGAAGAAGATTTACTTACTTCACAGTCTCTTCTTAAAAAAGGTATTGTTCTTGATAGACTTATTGAAAGTGTTATAATCAATAAGAGAATAAGACCTGAAAGTATTTTAATCGGAGATCGCAACGCTATTTTAGTGGCTGCTAGAATTTCTGGTTATGGTTACGAATATAAGACAAAAATTACTTGCCCAGCATGTTCATCTGTACAAGATTATAATTTTGATCTTTCCACTGTCAAGCCTTACCATGGTGATGGCTACTTAGAACAAGAAGCAACTTTAAATGAAAATGGGACATTCACAACTATTTTACCAAAAACAAAAATTGAAGTTACGTTTAAGCTTTTAAGTGGATATGATGAAAAAAACCTTGTTAAACAGATAGAAAACGCCAAGAAAGCTAAAAAAGATGAAAACAATGTAACCCGGCAACTTAAGCAGTTTGTGGTTGCTGTTAACGGGGACACGGACCAGAGAAACATTAACTATGTTGTTGAGAATATGCCATCAATGGATGTCAGATTCCTTAAACATGTTTATAAGGTCACAAATCCTAATTTAGATATGATTAATAATTTTGAGTGTGATTCTTGTGGACATGAGCAGGAACTGGAGGTGCCGGTTACGGCAAACTTTTTTTGGCCTGAGTGATAAGTATATGGAGAATGTTTACGAACAATTCTTCTTTTTAAAATATTCTGGAGGTTGGTCGTTTTCAGAGGCTTACAATTTACCGATTGGCTTAAGAGATTGGTTTACTAGAAGATTGTTAAAACAACTTGAAAGAGAGAAAGAGGCTATAGAAAACGCATCAAATGGCAATAACTCAGGGAGGCAATCTTTGTCTTCGATGAATCAGCCCGATATGCCATTGGGATTAAAGAAATCTTTAGGCTAATTATGAGACAAGGCTTTGCCTTGTCTTTTTTGTTTGTAAACTATTTATCTTAGAGCTATAAGGATAATTTTAATGGCTGATAGAAAATTAACGGCAGCAGAGCAAGAAGAACTTAATAAGTTAATGGAAGATTACAACAATTTAACTGAGGAACAGTTAAAGCGTGTTCTTGAACTGCAAGGTGCCGAGAGAAAAAGAAAAGAAGATGCTAGAGAGCAATTAGATTATGCTATAAGGCGTTTGGACACCGTAACAGCTATAGCGGAAGAGTTAAATAAAATACAAAAAGCACAAGAGAAAACTGCTGCAAGTGAACGCGATGGTTTTGCTTTTAAGCAAAGACAATTATTAATTAATAGACAAACCGCAGAGATGAGAAAACTCATCTCCCAGGCTGCAGCAGATGAAATGGTTAGAGACGGAAAAATATCCGATTCAACTCAGGAAAGAATAAAGGCTTTGGGGCTACAGGACAAGCTTTTAGGTCAGAATGCTGAGACATTAGCTTATATTGCTTCAAACGAAGATGCTAGGTATGAACTTAGCGAGAAGTTAAACAAAGAAGCTCGTACTATGAATACGACTCAAGGCAAACTAGTTGGTTTTCTTGATGAAGTATTTTTCCTAACAGAGGAGACAAACAGAGAATTAGCTAAACAAGTGCTCCAAAAGAGAGCAATCGAAAAGATGGATCAAACAATTAGCTTTTTCTTTAGAAAGTCAGTTGATGCCTTAATGGAAATGGACAAAATTCAAAGTGAATTTAATAAAAACTTTCAATTTGGTCCCGAATACACCGGAAGAATATTAGAGACAACGAAGTCATTAAATGAATTTGGGGTTACCACGGAAAAGGCTAGTAAGGCGCAAGCATCTTTAATTAATATTTTTACAGACTTTACTATGGTATCAGCTGATTTGCGAGATGAATTAACTAATGCAGCTGCGTTAGCAGGACAATTAGGAGTTTCCACAGAGTCTTTTGCTAGAGGTATTCAAAACAGTACTAAATTCTTTGGTCAAAATGTTGAAAGCGCAATCCAGATTCAGGGTGATTTGGCAGCTACTGCCAGGGAATTAGGAGTTAGCCAAGATCAATTAACATCACAATTTGCCCAATCTGGGGGAGCTTTAGCTAAATTTGGTGATCAAGGTGTGTCTACTTTTAAAAACTTGTCAAGAGTCGCAAAGATTACTGGATTAGATTTAGAAAGAATATTATCAATCACAAATAAATTTGATACGTTTGTCGGCGCCGCCGAACAAGCTGGACAGCTAAACGCAGCCTTGGGCGGGAACTTTGTTAATGCCATGGATCTTATGATGGCTACAGATCCTGTTGAACGTTTTAATATGATTAGAGACTCTATTTTGGATACGGGGCTTTCTTTTAATGATATGAGCTACTATCAAAAGGAGTTTTATAAAAATGCCCTTGGGTTATCTGACATTGGTGAATTAGCACTAGTGCTTTCTGGTAATACAGATATGTTAACCGGCTCTTTAAATGCCAGTAGTGAAGAATTAGTTGAGCAGAAAAAAAGAGCACAAGCAGCTTTAAATATTCAAGAAAAATTTCAAGCAATTATTGCTGATAACTCGGAATTCTTCATGGGTCTTGCTGAAGGGATAAACAGCTTTATCTCTGCTTTGATGTTTCTTAGTCCGCTTATAAAGTTTGTTATTTTGCCTATATTTGTTACGCTTAGAGCGTTTACTATAGCACAAGCCACAGCGACTCAGTTTTTAATGCTTGTAGAGAGTGCAAGAAAAGCAGCACTGGTTAAAGGAAATGCGGTTAAAAAATTATCAACTTTTTTAACAGGCAAAGATACCATCGCAAAAGGATCAAATACAGCTGCTACTGGCGCTAACGTAGCAGCGATTGAAGCTCAAACAGTGGCTATGGGTTCATTATCTGCTGCTGCTGCACCTGCTGCAGCCGCAATGGGTACTGTGGCATTATCTATCGTTGGTATTGGTGCGGCGATTGGTATTGTTATTGGCAGCATTGCTTATTTGGTTAATTCTTTCGCTAATTTGTTTACATCAGTGGCAGGTTTAGCAGAAACAGATGGTTTAGCAACAGTTGCAACAGAGGTTAAAAAAATAGCTGCTGCAATTGATGAGGTCCCTGTTATTAAAACATTTGCGTTTAGTTCGGTTTTAGATTCTGCTGTCGCTGCAGCAGGAGTTACGGGCGGAGGAGGAGCTGCAGCTACCGCTGGAAATGTAGCAAACGCAACAGCCGCAGCCGCAGGCGGTGGCGCCACGGTGGTCAAGCAGCCAATTCAACTTTATTTCGATGATAGAATGTTGTCTGAGTTTGTTGCTGAAGTTATTGGTGAACAAGTAAAAATTGTTCAGACGCAAACACAATGAGGAATTTTAATGTCTAACTTTTTTTGGAACAATTATAGCGGCGGAGAGCCAACGAATTACAATGATGGTAGCGATAATATGGGTAACGCTGGTTATAGTATCGGCATTTATCATGTTATAAGCAATATTAGTATTTATTTTAAGGCTTTTATTACGCAATATAATGAAACATTTGATTCTGACTGGGCTGCTGAGACTGTATATGGCAGAGCAGACCCAATTTACACGTTCAAGTCAACAACTAGAAATATTTCTCTTGGCTTTAAATTGCCCGCTGCCTCAATCAGCGAGGGTTATGAAAATTTAGCAAAAGTTCAACAATTAGCACAATTTTTATATCCTGCTTATGAGGATGTTAGCAACGCAAACACGATTGCTCAATCTCCTTTAGTAAGATTAAAAATGATGAACTTTTTACAAGCAGCGCCCTTTGTACAAAGCTCCAACTCTAGTGCTGCTAAATTACTTTCCGATTATGCCGCAAATCAAAACGCTACAGCAGGCGTTTTAGGGCTTATTAAGAATTTAACCATAAATCATAACTTGGCTGAAGACGCAGGAACTTTAGAATTAAAGCCTGGTGGCCCAGCCGGAGCCACAGTGTTACCAAAAGTAATTGATTTAAATCTAACTTTTAGTCCCATTCACGAATCACCGCTGGGTTGGACACAAACAATTTATGATAGCCAAGGTCAAGTTTATACTGGAGATGTAACAGAAGAAAATCAAGGTCAGTTTTACTACGCTGTTGAGTTTGCCTCTAAAAGTTATCCATATGGCGCTAGTTTAGCTGGTACAACAACGCTAACACAAGTCGATGCTGGTGGTGAAGGTCAAGCAGCTATAGATCACGAAACCGCTGGATATCTGGATGCCATAGATCAAACCGGAGATAGTGCAAGCGGTGTCACTCCATAAGGAAACCAATAAATGCCATCAAGATACAATAAAGCTAGAAAGATTACTAACAATACCGATTACTACGCTCCTTTGCGTGAGTCAAGAGGTGAAAAAGATATTGTTCATCAAGCTACAAAGCCTCTTAGAAATCCAACGGTCGAGGACAGAAGAAGAGTATCAACGACAAGGCACATTTGGAAATATGGCGATAGATACTACAACCTCGCTCAGCAATATTACGGAGATCCAAGATATTGGTGGGTAATTGCTTGGTGGAACTCATACCCAACAGAGGCTTCTATAGAAAATGGTAAATTGATCTATATACCACTAAATTTAGAACAAGCCTTGAGAGCTTTAGGGATTTAAGATGAGTAGTGAAGGCGATAACCTGAGAAAACAGGTTAATAATTTTTTCAAAAATAAAAACCTGTACAAAGTTGATACAGATGGACGAGATACATATCCGGATCCAAAAGACTTAGCGCAAGGAACTCTTGGTGCCAAACTCTATAATAACATAGCGGAAGCCTATAAGAGCCAAACAGTAAGAGATGCTTACGAAAAAGCCGGTCTTGAAACACCAAACGAATATAAAGATTTCTTAAAACAAGGAAATTTCAGCTCTGATGGTGCCGATATCCATAATGAAATTATGGACACTCTTGAAACACAATTAAAAGCTGCTTTTGGACAAAACTGTACACTGGCTACAGATGCTGCTAAAAACATCGAGGGTATGCCTAACCCTGATAGTATTGATTTTTGTAATAATGATATAACAGAGGATCAATTAGATCTGTATTTGGCTGAGATAACAGCTAATGCTATATCAAATGAAATTGGTGAGGCTGTCCGGGTAGAAGAGTTAGGTTTTTTTGGTGGAAGTTATACCGATATCAGGACAGATAAAAGCCAAGAGGAATCAGCAGATCGAAAAGCACTTACAGATCAATTAGAAAGATTGGGCACTGAAGTAAGAAATGAAGCTAGAGACGCGATTCTTTATGGCACTAGAGATCTTCAGTTTTTAGAGCAATGTTTTCTACTGACACACGCCAAAGTCCTTTCAGAGTTAAAAATGGATTTGGATGTTATCGGATACAACTCCGAAGGTCAACAAGTTTTTAATAAACCTCTTCCATACCATGGAGGCTATGATTACAATGCTTCTATTTTGTCACACTATGATCCATTCGCATATATTAATAGATTGACCCAAAGCGGGAACAAGGCATATTTCTTTGATGCCCCAAATCAAGCACTTTCTGCCCTTCAGCCAATGATCCGTCTTTATAAAATCATCGCTGAAAAGGATGAAAAATCTGGTGCGACAGTTGAAAGAGAAGTAGAGATAAAATTTGACTCACACTACACACAGAGAGACATTGATGATTTACTAACAAACAAAAATGTTAGAGGTCACGGTGTTGGTGTAAAAAGTTTTGACTTTGCGTATAAAGCTAGTAATCCTTTTGGTATTAAGAAAACAATAACTGCAAAATTATCTATTTTTGCTAATAACTTTAGAGAGCTATATAGGGATAGATCCGGTACAGACTCAAAAGGTAACTCCACAACATACAAATATTTAGATTTGGCTCTTAAAACTGGAGATGCCGAGACTTTTGCTTATCAAAGAGGAGGAGTTGATCCTCGTGATGCCGACACTGCAACATACGATGCCGAAAAACTAAATTTTAGGTTAAAAGCAGTTGTTGGATACGCCAATCCTAAAGCCAATGTGGGGAACATTGGCCCTGGTGTGGGTTCAAGCACAATTACCTCTGGTATGTTAGATGCAATATATGATTCTTACGTAACATTAAATTTAACTCCAACAATTCATGATTTTAATATCGATGATTTAGGGAGAGTAACTTTTACATTAAACTATCTTGCTTATGTTGAGGACTTCTTTGATCAGCCTGCTTATAATATTTTTTGTGAACCCGCCAATACGGTATCTCAAATTAGAAGACAAATAAGAAACACAGAATACAATAAAAAATGTTCAAGTAAAGACGTGGCAAATCTACGTGGCGATAAAGGAGAAACTGAGGCGATTAAAAAAGAAAAAGAGGCAAACTTAAAATCTTTAATTGATTTTATGCTAGCTGAACAAAAAATAAGAGTTTTGGATATTAGTGTTGATGAAGTAAATAAATATAGAAAAGGTGGACCTTTGGTTGAACTAGACCATGAGTTAATGAAGGATTTTTATAATAAAATAACACAGGCAACTCAGGCTGATGTTGATGAAGCCGTTAATCCATCGGAAAGAGACTTCTCGCACATTGACACTTCTTTTTGGGGTGTTATGAAAGCTGGCTTCGGTGCCTCTGGTCGTGAAATTCATGGAGCCGAACAATTATATCAATCAACACTAAAGCCTCCTAAAACAGCTTTTGGAAATATACCATTTTTTTGGATTAGTGATTTAATAGATGTTATCTTAAAATATCAATCAATACTGTTTGAAAGTCTTCCAAGCATCCTGCAGGATGAGCTTGGTGATGTAGATCCTGAATTACTAAAAGAACAAATTCTAACATATGAGCGCCATAAAGAAAACTTTAAGAAGTTTAGAGTTTTACTAGGCCCGATGGAGATTGTTAGGGCTACTGAGGAGGGTATTGAAACAACAACTGTGAATCTGGGCGATTTACCAGTTTCAGTTAAATATTTTATGGAATTTTTAACAGAGAAAATGTTAAAATCAAATAGAGAGGTCTACCCGATTGGTTCTTTTTTAAATCAATTTTTTAATGGTTTTATTAGTGACTTTTTAAACACAGATACATGCTATGGAGGTAGAGTTAAACAAAAAGTAAGAGTTTTCCAGACTCAAATTACCGCGTTTAATGAAAATACTGGATATAGTGATGACATGGTATATTATATGGACAAGACAGGTCTTAGAAGAGTTGATTTAACAAGAACAGATCTGATTCCCCAGCCAGCGCTCAATATTATGGGAGGCAGAGGTCATTCTACGCAAACCGGTGAGATGGAAGACGAGACAAATTATTTGATTTATTTTGTTGGTCGAACACAACCAATGGAAGAATTAAATGGTGATAAAAATGCTGATCATCCAAAGGGTATTTTTCATTATCAAATTGGAAAAGACAGTGGAATTGTCAAATCAATTAATCTATCAAAAACTAACTCCCCTGGATTAGCAGAGGTTAGGTTTGAGCAGGAAGGATATGATGGGCTTCAGCAGCTACTGGTTCTCTATGACGCAAATATTAAAACTTATTTGGATGTAACAGCTGTTCCTGGTTCTTATATTTACATAGAGCCGAGAGGATTTGATCCTGGCATCACTGATCCAAAGCAGTTTACAAATTTAGGTGTCGGCGGTTATTATATGATTATAGAATCTAATCATTCGCTGGGTCCCGGCACAGCAGAAACATCAATTACTGCAAAATGGGTCGCACAGATTGATAAACAGACAGCACCTGATGGAGGCGTAATCGAAGAAGATACTCCTGAAGCGTGTGATGAGGTTAAATCTGAAAGAGAGGAAAATCTTTCGTTCTTTAGCATCTTAGGTAAAGGCTTTGCAGCCTCTGGACAAGAAGCTCATCTGCCAGATGATGTTGTGGATAATGGCACAACGGAGATATAAAAAATGTCAACACTTTTTGCTGAAACAAACAAAGAACCTTTAGATCTTTTATTTAATAAAAGAGTGCATTATAAATTGCTTAACAATTCAATCACCACTAACTTTGGTGCTGAAAAATATCTGTATGGTAGAGTGGATCGCTTCTTTAGACCAATGTATGCTTACAGTGGCTATAGCTCTAACTTTAAAAGTCTTAATAAAAAAAATGAAACAACTTCTGATCTAAGAGCTTTAAATTTTGTTGTTGATGCATTTAATGATCTGGCACAACAATTTGCAAAATGTTTACAAATTGGACAAATAAATGATGATGATCCTTATTTAACAAATTTGAAAGTATATCGAGCTTATCAAGACCCTGAAATATCTTACAATAATTACATTAACACATACAACGCTATTTTTATGGCTAAAAATAAGGATATTGAAAAGTTTGAAGACATGCAGCCAAAAATTGAAGCAGCATTAAAATCTTCGCAAACTAGCTCACCTTTCACTTTTCCTGCTTACGTAAAAAATAGAAGAACACCCATAACAGTAACTGGCTTGGCTATTGAGATAGCAGATATCAACTGCGCCAATGACAATGCAAAAATGGACTTATTTATTGATAGCAAAAATTGGGACTTTTTTGCAAACGCTGCTCGTTCATTTGGTTTTATGATTGACATGGATGTACCATGGCGCTTAGTGGCTGATATCGGCTCCTCAGTGATGTTGTCATATGCCTCGGCATACGGAGCCTCAACAACCGATGAAGTAATTGATTTATATTTTACAGACGCATCTTATCAATATTATATAAGATACCCAAACAGAATGTATGAGATTTATAACTTTGTTAAACCTGATTTAATTCAATTTACCGAAGAATGCTCAAACGGTAAAACATATTTACGAGGAAAGACTCCGAAAGATTATAACTCTGTTGAAGCGCTTACCGAGGAATATGGAGATGATCGATTTTTAACGGATTACTGTGTGACTAGAATACTGGAAGAGGAAAATAACCTCACAGAAAACGAAATTAATCTCTTGATTAACGACACGATTCAATTAAGCAAAGCTTCAACAATAGGAACTGCTTTAGACGCCTTCGAGCAAATAATAAATAAACCATTTGACAATTTAGGATCTTTGACGTATAATATTAATAAGCGAAAGCTCGATAAAGATAACAAATTAAGCAGTATTATTGTTGCGGGGTATTAATTGTATTTTCAAACACTTGATGAAAAAACAGAGTGTGTTGGCGTTTATGTTGATGGAGCGTTACACTTTGATAAGATCCCAGAGGGATTAACAAGAACATGGAGATATACAGGCTCCATAACTGATAAAAATATTGAATATGCTTGGTTGTATACAAATGGCGCAACATTAGGTGTTGTTTGTCCTGAGCATCTTTTTGAGAGGTGGGACACAGCCCAGAAAAAGTTTAGAGCTTTTATGAAGACTTTTGAGATTGGAAGAATTGATCTTCGAGAACATTGCTTTTTCGATATGGTTCCAGAAACTTTTTTAAAGGAGTTTTGTGAAGTTAGAAATTTAATTACAGAGCATGTCTTTGATAATTTCCCAAAACCAGAAAATTATGACATGCTGAATAAATTTCAAAAGTTGCTTCATAAGATTAAGTTTCAAGACTTAAATGTTAATATGGAGGGGTGTAAACATTTGTTTTATAGCTCTGTTGACCGTAAAAAGTCAAATCAATTATTAAAAGTTTCTGGATACATTGATTATAACCTCTTTGGGACCGTTACGGGGCGCCTGACGACTAATCAAAAATCATTCCCGATACTCACTATGAAAAAAGATTTTAGGAAGCTTCTTAAGCCTAAAAACGATTGGTTCTTGTCTTTCGATTATAATGGAGCAGAGGTAAGAACTTTTCTTGATCTTTCTGGAATTGAACAGCCAAAATGTGACGTGCATCAATGGAATATCGAAAATGTGTTTAAAAACACAATTGATCGAGAGCGCGCCAAAACTAATTTTTTCAGTTGGCTTTACAACCCAGAATCTGACGCTATTTCTTCCGATATCTACGAAAGAGAAAAAGTTCTTGACAAATGGTTTGATGGGCGGTATATTAGAACACCATTCAAAAGAAAGATCAGTGTGACTGCAAAAAAAGCTTTAAATTATTTGATCCAAAGCACAACTAGTGATCGTGTCTTATTAAGAGCAACTGAAATTGATAAGTTTTTAGAAGACAAGAAAAGCTTTATCTCACATATTGTTCATGATGAATTAGTTATTGACTTTCATGACAGTGAGCGTGATTTGATACCTTTAGTAAAAGAAATTTTTGAAAAAGATAACTTTAAGTCAAATATTAATGTTGGAAAGAATTACTTAGATCTTGAGGAATTGAAATTATGAGTTCAAGTGACATTTCAATTATTGGACTAGGCACAGGTGGTTCAAAAATCGCTAAAGAATTTAGCCAGTATTCCGTTTATAATGTATATACACTTGATTGGTTGGATAAATATGAGAAACCTGAAGATTACGAACAGAACATACCTGATTTGCGAGATTACTTTAGCAATCTTGACACTCGTGTGCAGTTTTTTGTTGTTGGATCATCTTACAGTTCAAACTACGCGCTCGGTATTTTAGAACAAATTAAAGACAAAGACATAGATTTAATTTATATTAAACCAGATACTGAATTGTTAGCTGGTGTGCCTAAATTAGTTGAAAGAGCAGCATTCGGTGTTTTGCAACAGTATGCAAGGTCAGGTTTATTTAAGAGCATAACACTGATAAATAATTTAAATATTGAACAAACTCTTCATAGCGTACCAATTAAAACATATTATGAAACCTTAAATAAGATGATTGCTTCCTCAGTTCATTATATTAATTATTTTGACAACAATGAGCCAATTATCGGAGTAA